GAAGAAGATGAAGACGAGGACGAAGCACCCAAGAAGAAAGCACCTGCTGGGAAGAAGACCACCGCAAGCAAGAAGTCTGCACCCGTTGAAGAAGAAGACGAGGAAGACGAAGAAGAAGATGAAGTGACCGCACAGGTCAACGAAGCTGTAAAAGACATGGAAGACAGCGAGATTGCAGAACTGCTTAAACAGGCGGGTCTTCCGTCCAAGGGTAAGAGAACTGCTTTGATTGCCCGTGTTATCAAAGGTGTTAAAGACGAAGTGATTGACCTGGACGGCGAAGAAGATGAAGACGAGGACGAGGAAAGTATCTACGATTCTCTGAATGACTACGAGAACAATGAGGAAATCCCGGAGGAAAGAGCCGCCGCTATCAAGAAGTTTGAAGCCGCGACCAACAAGAAGGTAAAAGCAAAGACCTTGAAGATGGCTATGATTAAGAAAGCACTCACCGCGTACTATGGTGATGAAGCTGACCTGTCCGAAGCAGGTGACGAAGAACTGGTTGAAGCCTATATTGATATGAAGTGTCGCTTCATTGATGATGAAGGTGATAACTATGAGGGCACAGACGACGCTTACTATGTGAATGGTATGCTTGCTTGCCACGGATATATCTGCGAAGAATCCGAAGACGGTTCCTCTCTTGTTTGCCCGGTGTGCGGTGCCGAGTACGAGAACGAAGCCGAGTAATAATACAGCCTGGGAAAGACCTAATCTATAATTTAATTTGTGCGCACATTTAAAACAAAGGGAAACGCTGACGAGTGTTTCCCTTTTGTAATATAGAAAGGAAATACACATATGATGGAGTATAGAAGAATACCCAAAGGTGGTCTTTTCATAGACACCAAAGACGTTGACGACAATCTTATGACGTACACCAAACTGTACAAGGACAGACACAACCAGAGTGAATCCCTGTGCGGTGAAGAAACTATCCGCAATCATAGACCGGGTGTTGTGAATGAGCCGTTATTTAATGTGATACGCGATAAGTTCCAGCGGGCCAAAGAAGACACCCCTATAACCTTCTATCGGAAACCGATTAAGCTGTACACGTCTATCCGGGAGACAGAACACACCAATTTGATTGTGTATGATAAGTGTATTCTGAAAGGTGAATATCCTGCATATCCGCAAGGGTTCCTGTATGATGGCAGTACAACGATAGAATCATATGACCGTGAGAATTTCTATGACCTTATCATGCTGTCGGCGTTTGAAACACTCAATACTGTAGTAAATAAGGAGTTAGTTCGTGTTGCGGATATAAGAAAAGACTATGTATCTCATTCAACACCACTTCCAATAGGTGCGTGTTATCTCAATGACTGTTACGTGGTAGTAACCACGCTTGCCATACATATGCCTTATTTTGCGCGGTTATCGGTGTCTTTAAATGAAAAGTATGATATAATGCCATTGCATGAAATAAAGGATATGTTGCTTAATAACAGTGTTTGTTATCCTAACATGGGTGCGTTGTATGAGTTGTTCGCGTCCATGAATGAAATCAAAGGAGGAAAAGACCATGAGAGTTAATAACGTAACTACCGTGTCTGGAATGACCCGTAACGTGGAGAACATTTCCCACAAGCCGAGAAGGTTCCAGCACCAGATTGAAGAAGACATAAAAGCAGAGAAAGAGTTATATGGTGAGTCTGTAGCAGACGAGGAACCTCGCACCATTGAAACACCTTTGAATTACACAGGTGCAGTACCTAAGTTTATCACCAAAGAGAAAGCAATACACTACTTTGAACAGAACGCGAAGGGTGAAGTTGCGGAGTTATATATTAAGACCGCAATGTGGTTAAGACAGAGTTTGTCCAATAAGAAAGACTACCAGGAAGTGTTGAAAGCTGTGCAGAGTAAAGACCTGTCTTCAAGTAATGTAGAAGATTTATCGGAGGAAGAAGGTACTGTATGATTTTCCATAAGTTGAAACCGCGCGGGTATTATGATTTAACACAGTACCGGGCCACGTCACCTATGTTCTCTGACTATACCACACCTAAAATGTATGAAGCAGACGAGGTAATGTATTTAGTCCCAATGACCGCAAAGGAAGTGTTAGAAGACACGGAATACAAACACTTTAAAGACGCATTGGAACTGATTGAAGAAAAGCTGGATGGTAAGCGGGCCACGCTTCATATGTATTATGACGAGTTTTCATATTCCCGTGTGTTTGGGCGCAGTAAGAGTGTAGTCACTGAATGGCTATCAGAAGACACAGACCGTTTGCCACATTTGCGTGACCTAATATTTGATGAAGAATGGGCCGGGACTATAATTGACGGTGAGTTGAGAATACCCGGTTACGGGTTTAAAGAAGTGTCCAGTACCTTAAACTGTTTAGTAGAGGAAGCGATAAGCAGACAGCTTGAATACGGTCACGTTGTATTGAACGCTTTTGACATTATGTATTATAAAGGTGAGTGTGTGGAGAACTTACCACTTATCAAGCGAAAAGAGTTGCTTCATGAGGTTATAGAAATGCTACAGTCACCCTACGTCATAGAACACCCATACTACGAGGGAATATGTGAAGTGCAAGAACTGACCGATAAAGACGGTCAAAGACTGTTAAAAGACATTACAGAGCGTTCAGAGCATAGTCAATATGTGACGTTGTTCCGTGAGATAAACGCACAGCGAAAACACACAGAAGAAATCGGCACCTACAATTTAACACGCAAAGCATTTTATGAGTATATTGTACTTACAGGTGGGGAAGGTGTTATGATTAAAGACCGCAACGGTGTGTATGAAGAAGATAAGCGCACAAGGGCTTATCAGAAGATTAAAAAGACTATGACTGTTGACGCTTTCATAATGGGATTCACACCACCCACCAAAGAGTACAAAGGTAAATTCCCAGACCCGCAAATTTGGCGTTATTGGGAAGACGAAGACGAAGTGTTGTGGGACACCTCCATTGAGGAAGACCTTAAGTATGTAGAAGACAATGTGGTCAACTGTAAGCCCGTGTCCAAGTATTTTGCTGAAAACTGGGTAGGCACTATGCGTTTTGGTGTTATCATCACTAAAGACGAGATAAAGAAACTGCCTAAGAAAAAGAAGTTTGTGGTGGAAGACTTTGTGTTTAATGGTGTTGATGTTAAAGTAGTTGAAATAGGTGAGTGTTCCGGGTATGACGAAGACGTTAGAAAATACCTGTCTGATAATCCAGATTCACATATAGGTGAGACTGTAGAAATCAAGTGCAACGGTATATTTGATGATACAGGTAAGTTAAGACACCCCCGTTTTGTGAGATTCAGACCAGACAAGTTAAACACTGATTGTACATGGAGGGAACACATTGACAGGTAGTGTAAATCGTGATAGACTTCTTGTGTTGACTTATATAGAAGCGGCTAAACCTAAGTCTGAAATGGCAAAAGTTTACCGTGACTTATGCAGACTGTACACAGGAGGACGACACCATGAATGTAATTGCAATCAGAAGGAATAATACCTACAAATACCCATTAAGACGAAACACCAAGTATGCCACTTGTGAAGGTGGTAAGCACCTAACCCGTTGGGACGTATTTAAAATGTGGGTGCGCAGAAGAATATATTTGCCAATACTATATGACCACTTGCTGTATGGAGGTAAGCCAGAGTATGAAGATACTTGTTGTCCATTATGCGGTTGGGATACCTGTGATTCAGATTCCCATTGGTGGGTAGAAGGTTCATCAAACCACTACAGCAATCCAGATGGGTATGAGAGTTGGACTACACACTATCTTTGTCCCAAGTGTGGCATACAGTTTCAGACCTTTGACAGCAATTAAGTGCTGGAAATAAACTTAATAGTAGTGTATAATAAAGCCACGGTGATTAAAGCCGCTGGCTTTATTTTTATGTAAGAAAGGGTGTGATTGTGTGTCTCATAAATTGGGACGTTTTATTTTGTGGTGGAAAATAACACTGTGTTTTCTGCTGTCATGGGTGTTAGACCTTTGTGACTGTACACTTGTTAGAATTATAGAGGTCACAGTGTTTGCCGGGAGAGTGAAGACTACAGACCTAGTGAACATGATATTTAATTTCTGTGAGCTATATTCTGGCAAGACTATGTTCCCGTACCAAGCACAGTTCTCAAAGAGGGTTATCCGTTCAATACTGTTAAATGACGGTGAAGAAATAACAGCCCTGTTTGCGCGACAATCTGGTAAGTCAGAGACCATAGCAATAACAGTTGGTGGTCTTATGATTATGTTGCCACAGCTTGCCAATATGCCAATGTTCGCGGGAGACACAAGACTTGAAATGTTCAAAGACGGTCTCTGGGTTGGTATATTCGCACCCGGTAAACGACAAGCAGAGATTACTTATAACCGTGTAAGACAGCGGTTGCAGTGTAAGACCGCATTAGCAGTAATGCAAGACCCGGAATTTAATCTATACTTCCACACGTCCAACGGGCAAACGTGTTCACTGTCTAACGGTTCTTTCGTTACGTGTATATCAGCGTCAGACCAGTCCAACATTGAGGGTGAATCTTTCAAACTTATTATATGTGAGGAATGTCAAGACATATCCAACTATAAGATTAGAAAGTCCATACACCCAATGGGCGCCGCTTATAATGCTACCATAGTTAAGATTGGTACTGCTACCACCTTTAAGGGTGATTTTTATGACGCTATACAGCGTAACAAGACCAACTACGAGCAGAAGAAAAAAGAGTACCGCAAGCGTGGCAGTAATATATCTACACTTGTTCGGAACCATTTTGAGTATGACTATAAAGTGGCCGCTAAGTATAACCCTAAGTACGCCAAGTATGTTGAACAGGAAATGAAGCGTTTAGGCGAAAACTCAGACGAGTTTAGAATGGCCTATAAACTAGAGTGGATTATCGAACGTGGTATGTTCGTTGATATAGATAAGTTTGAGGTTGCAAATGGTGAACCAATGCTTGAACGTGTTTCTTATGACAAGAAAGCTAAACACGTTGCTGGTATAGACGTAGGTGGTAAGAATGACGATACCATTATCACCATAGTAGAGGTAGACTGGTCTATGCCTGTTATCATGGAGGAACGTACAGAAGATTCCGGGCAAAGAATCATGTATGAAGCGTATAACACCTTTATTGTAGACTGGTGTTGTATAGCAAATGAGCCGGATTATGAAATTCAGTACAACATGATAATACACTACTTAAACAATTTCTGGGTAGTCCGTGTTGTGTGTGACGCAACCAGAGAGGCAAGTTTGGCCCATAGACTAAGAGCAAATTTAAGGTGTGAAGTCATACCATACATTTTCACCACGGTGTCTAAGTCCGAACTGTACAAGCTGTTAGACACAGAAATATCTTCCGGGCGCGCAAGAGTTCCATGCGGTGAAGCTACGAAAGAGACCAAAGAGTATAAGTCATTCATGAAGCAGTTAGGTGATTTACAAAAAGGCTGGTCTGGTGCGCACATGGTATGTTGCCACGGTTCCGGGAAAGACGACCATGATGATTACTGTGACAGTTGGGCTTTAGCTGTGTGGGGTGCTAGTAGTAAGGGAGAAGAAAATAACACAGAGACACGGGAAAATAAGTTCATGAAGAAGACACCAAACGAAAAGACCGCAAACAACAGACGTAATTGTTTGACGGCGCGAAGAATGAGAAGGAGGTAACAAATGAATAGTTTCAGCAGGACACTTGATAGTACACCGTCTTACTTATTAGACCCGGTGTTAAGCAGTGGTGAGTTGTCCACCAAACAGAAAGAAGACCTTGAAAACCAGATAAGAGCGTGGAACTTCTATAAGGGGTATCACTGGGAAGAACTGCCAGAGCAGGACAAACCAGAGATTACCGTGAACTACTGTAGAAAGTTCGTGGATAAGTATGTAGCGTTTGAGTTAGGTAATTCATTCACCATCACAGTGAACAAGAAGTTAGACGAAGAAGTGTTGACAGAAGATGGTGAAACACTGTTAGACTACCTTAACAACGTGTGGGTGAATAATAATCAATATGACCTAACCGTTGAGATAGGTCAGATGAAAGCAATCACCGCCAGAGCGTGGGTTCAAGTCCGTTTTGAAGAACCGGGAGAGTTTGAAGACCCATTCGGTTTTTATCCGAAGGGCCGCATAAGGTTGTTACTTCATAACAGTAAGACAGTGTTTGCGGATTATGATGAACACGATAAGACAAAGCTGGTGAAACTTACTTTAATGTACTACTATGACACCTACACCTCAGTAGGTTTAACACGTAGACCCACACTGACTAAAGTCCAGTATAAGCAAGTATGGACTAAAGATAGTTGTGTTGTTACAGACAATGGTGTATCAAAGACCTACCCTAATAGATATGGTATCATACCGTTTGTGCAGATAAAGAATTTAAGTGACGCAGACACCACCTGGGGACGTGGAGACCTTGATGATATTATTCCTCTTAATATGGAAGTGAATCTTAAAAAGAGTGATATATCGGAAATCATTGAGTATCATTCCGCACCCATCACGATTGTGTATGGTGCAAAGATTGGTAGTCTTGAAAAGGGCGCGAATAAAATGTGGGGTGGTATACCCAAAGACGCGAAAGTACAGAACCTTGAAATGCAGAGTGAGTTAGGCGCGTCAAGGGCATATGTAGACGATACCAAAGAGGAAATGTGCCAGATAGCAAGTGTACCTAGTCAGTCTTTAGGTGGTGCTACAGCTATCAGTAATACCAGTGGTGTTGCACTACAGTATATCAACCTTCCGTTGATTGAGCAGGTGAAAATTAAGCGGCAGAATACACAGTCCGGGATTGAAGCAATAAACCGTTTAATAATTCTTATCAGTGAGATAGAGGGACTTATTGAACACCCTACGTCTGTTACTATCACAACGAAGGAAGAAGACGAAGTGACCGGGGAAATTATAGAGACCACAGAAACAGTCCCGGTGTCAAACAAAGAGTTCTACACAACGGAAGTAAGACTTCCAGACACCTTACCTAAAGATATGCTGTTAGAGTTACAGCAGATTCAGATGGAAATGAAGATGGGACTTGAAGATAGACGCGGTGCTTTAATAAGACTTAAGAGAGAAGACCCGGAAGCTAGGATTAAAGCCATAGACAAAGACAGAGCAGAGCACCCAGATGTGTATGGTATCAATCCGCAGATGGGAGAACAAGACCCCCAGTTGAACAGTGGGTTCACGAATGGACAAACACCTGTAGAGCAGGTAAGAACAGAAATAACAGGCAGTAACGGTATGTCTAATTAGTGCGATTGAACACCTTCCAAGTGAGGGTGTTCTTTCTTTTTATAGTCAAACCTCTTTACAACACCGTAAAATAATGGTATCATAACTGACATACAATAAACCATATGGAGGTAGAAGTAAAAATGTATAAAGGACTTGTACAGAAAGCAGAAGATACTGTTAAAAGACTGATTGACAAGTTGGTTGTTGGAATGACCCTGGACGTATTCGCAGAAGGTGAGGAACCCGCGAAGACTGAACCGCCCGCAGACCCGGCCCCTGTTACTGC